TGTGTGAGTAAAGTTGTCGCCATCTCTTAAATTGATCGTCGCTGCGTTAGAACTTGAGGTAATCGCCGTGGACTCTTCAATCTTGCCGTTGTCGAAACTGACTACACCATTAGCATCTGCTGTAACAGCTTTAGAAGCCGCTGTAGTTCCTAAAGTTGTTATGTCTAGATAATTGAGTTCAGCAGTGGTTGCTGTAACACCATCAAGAATATTTAACTCTGTTGCTGTACTTGTTACGCCATCAAGTATGTTAAGTTCCGCAGCAGTGCTTGTAACGCCATCAAGAATATTAAGTTCTGCTGTGGTGCTTGTGACACCATCCAAAATATTTAATTCTGCGGCTGAAGCAGTAACACCTGAGATTACGCTTGATTCTTTTGCCAGAGGAATACCACCAGCAGTAGAGCCATCATGAATAACAGCAGTATCTTTTGTAGTATCTACCGTAATTTCGCCTACGGCACCTGTAAAAGAAGAATGCTCAGAGGTTGTGCCCCTACGAAATTGTATTTGAGTAGCCATTATGTAAGTGCTCCATAATCGTTAGAAGCAGTTAAACTGCCAGTAATAAGACCATAATCTTGAGTTGTTAAATTTTGAAGGATTGTTTCTACTTGCGTGTTTGTTGCAGAAGGAGAAATCAAGTTCCAACCAGACCCATCATAAACCTTCATAACGTCATCTGTTGTATTAAAGTATAAAGCGCCAGCAACTAACGCATCACCGTCATTATCTACCGAAGGGTTGTTAGACTTAGCGCCTAGATAACGGTCATCAAAAGAATCATAACTAGCAGCCGCAGATGTAGCAGATGAAGCCGCAGCCGTAGCACTACTTGCTGCATTTGACGCAGATGTAGATGCTTCTGAGGCTTTAGTAGTGGCTGTAGCAGCACTTGTCGCAGCAGATGTAGCACTTCCTAATATACCGTCTACATATCCTTTACGAGTTAAGTCATCAGCAGCAGATGGAGTGGCTGTAGACGTTGCCTTGTTAGAGCCTAAGACTATGTTGCCAGTCATAGTGCCGCCAGCTAAAGGCAGCATTGTATCGGCGTAAGTCTTGTTTACAGCGTCTGCTGAGGCTGTGGGAGTGCCAAGACCTGTAATCTTGTTTGTACCCATTGCAATAGCACCTGTCATGGTGCCACCAGCTAATGCAAGTTTTGTAGCTATCTGATTGGTAATTGTGGTTGCAAAGTCAGGGTCATCACCTAACGCTGCTGCTAGTTCGTTTAAGGTATCTAGCGTACCTGGAGCAGAGTCAACAAGACCCGCTACCTCTGTGTCTACATAACCTTTAGTTGCTGCGCTTGAAGCAGCCGTAGGAGTGGCTAAGTCAGTTAACTCAGCTGCGTTAAAATCAACAGTGCCATTTAATACAAGGTTGTTAAGTGTGGTTGTACCACTTGAAGCTGTTACATTACCAGTTAAGTTACCAGTAACATTGCCTGTCAAATTACCCGTTACGTTACCTGTTACATTACCAGTTAATGCTCCAGCAAAACTTGTATTAGCGGTTATCAACGTACCAGTAATAGCTTGGGGTGTAGAACCACCAACCACTATTCCGTTTACTGTACCGCCTGTTAACACAGCATTAGAAGAGCTTAGATTTGAGTTAGCAGTAACTGTACCAGTAGCTGTAATAGCACCAGTTGTAATTGAGGATGGGTTAGTCCCAAGCTCAATAATTACTGCACTGTTGTTCTCAGTAAAGAGTCTCTTATCTGCGGTATTTACAGCAAGCTCACCTTGAACTAAGTCTGAGGCCGAAGGTACGGCTGACGAAGTTGAGGAGAACTTAGTAATAATTGTTGCCATCTATTTCACCACTTAACCTTGTTTGCCCAGTACGCTGCGGAACACTTACCTTTTGCTATGTTCTTAGCATGACGCGCTTTAAAAGACTTCCTCCTAGCCTTTTCCTTTTCTGTCTTTGGGTTTTTGCCAGCGCCTGATACACCCTGCTGACCAAACCTAATTGTCTTAATACTTCCGTCACCACACTTGGCTACAACAACGTGGCTTTTAGTAGGATGATTAGGAGTCCTCTTAGGTTTGTTAAAACCAGAGACACCTGCTCTTGCTAATCTTGGGTCTTTCTTTTTCATAATAAGAAGTCAGGGGGCCGAAGCCCCCCAACCTATCCTAACTTATACGTCAGGGACACAAAGGATGAAGCCAGCCTCTGGACGATGTGCTTGAACACCATAAAGGGTGTCAGCAGTGTACAGAGTTGACAAATACTCTTGCTTGTACTGAGTTTGTGAACGTACATTCATTTGCTCAGCCAGGACAAGGGCATCTTTGTGCATGAGGTAGGCACCGCGAACATCAGCAGTACCAGCAGAGTTAGAAGTTGCATCTTCAATGAGAGGGCAGTTAGAAGAGACGTAGATGTCAATTCCATAAACTGAACCAATCAAACCAGACTGGACAGTTGCACCTTCACGGAAGTCAGCAGATACATAACGGTCAGTACCCATGATTGCAGAACGCAATGCAGGTGGGATAACAAAGCATCGGTCACTCATTGGGACATCGGCATCATCCATACGCTTAATCAACGCACGAAAGCCAGCATCTGTGAATACGTCTGCTGCTACAACAGTGTCGTCAGTGTAAGCGGTCAGACCATTAGTAGCGTCCACAAAGAACGTATTTGCACCTTCCCATGCTGTACCAGTACAAGTACCAGTAACAGGAACAGTCAGGTCAAAAGTACCACTACCAAAACCAGTACCAGCGCGGAACAGGTCATCATCAACCTGCTTGGCAAGAGCGTAACCAGCATCTTCAGTGTAGAACTGACGAAGTGAGGCAAGAGCCTGAACTTCAACAATGTCTTCAATCAGACGAGAATACTCGTAGTGACGGTTAATAGTAACAGTGGTTTCACTTTCCAGGTTAGCCTGCATAGTTACAGCAACAGCTTCTGCCTTAGCATTAGCGGAGCCGCGAGTAGGCTTAGGAAGGTGGATAACATCACCCTTGTTGCCAGACATTGTCATGCTTTTAACAAGAGGAGCCATCTTTAAAGATTTTTGATATGCAGCAATAACTTCGTCGGACCATATTTCAGGTACAAAAGTATTTGCTGCGGTTTTGTCTACGGTTGCGTTTGCGGTAAAAAACGCACCAGAAGTTTCATTAGCCATGCTTAAATTCCTTTATCTTACGCGCTTCTCCGCATAAGCCTTTCTAATCTCAGGCTCCATGCTTTGATAACGCCTTGGGTCAGTCTTCATAAGTTCAATAATATCTGCCCTTCGATAAATCTTTTTAGATGGGGTTTCAGAACTACCTTTAGCCCCACCAGTAGAAGCTTTCTTAACAGCATCCTTTCTAGCATCCTTTTCGTCTTGAACAGCAGTTTGTGACATCTGCTTAATCTGTTTCCATTGAGAAAACAAATTGTCAGCAGCCCTACTGTCATACTGTTGGTCAGCGCGAGTTAAAAGCTCAACGCGAATCTCATCACTCTTTACCCAGTTAATAAAATCTGAGCTTTGAATAATCTCTTGCGCGTCTGGATGTTTGTTAATTAACTCCTGCTTAGCTTGGTCCTGTCTAATCCGTAGGGTATTTTCTTGAGCCTCCTTAATAGCAGGATGGTTCGCAATCTTACTTTCTACAGCTTTGTCAGGGTCAGCAAAAAAATCTATCTCTTCAGCAGGTTCAGGTGCTTTTGTTTCCGACTGTTTAAGAATGAAGTTATCTACTACCTTTCGTAATTCTCCAACTTCAGCGCCTTGACTTCCCAATCGGCTTTCAGCTTCTTGGTGCATCTTAGCTACTTCAGCTATTGTCTTACCTTGGTACATTGGTGCAAGTTCTGCTTCCCCTTCCGAAGTGGTTACTTCTTCTTGGACAGGTTCTTCCACGTTACTTACTTCATCTGCCTCTACTGGGTCAATTAGTGTTGCCATTATTAAACTCCGTTAAGACCGACTCTAGCTACCCTTCTGGACTATTGTTCGGCTGCCTTACGTTCTAATGCCATCTTCTGCTCTCTGGAACGAACCCACTTGTCTGTTGCACCTGGAAAATGTCCAGAAGCGGGGTCGAGACTACACCTGACAGCAGGGATGACTCGCTTTGCTACCTCATCACATTGAGGACAATCAATCTGTTTAGTTTCACGTGAAACAAGTTTTTCATTTACATGACCATACTTGCACACAAAGTCAAACAGAATCATTGCTATCCTCTATATAATGTTCAACGGTAGACTCCATATTAAGCATGAAGGCAAGGATATTTAATTGTCCTTTACGGAAATGTAAGTCCTCGTTGTCCTTCGTTACTTCTACAGAATTTATTTGGATGGCATTATTTCTAAGCTCATCCATCAATACTTTCCAGCCCTCTGTACGAAACGTATCTTTAAGAGCTTGGTAATGCTTTTCTTCCTCTCTTTCCACCCTTTGGCTCCTTATTAGCTTCCTCTAGCTTTTGGATTCTTTCTTCTAAACCTTTAACGATTTCATTAATTTGATTTAGAATGTTCTGCATTTCTACGTTAGTAATCATTGTGTTAAAGTCTTAGCTGTTTCCAAGTTAAGCCTTCTTTCCTCCAGTAGTTTGTCAGTTACTTTCATTCGCCTTTCAAACTCTTTGTCGTCCTCATTGCCAGCTTTTAAGTTAGTGGCAATAGCTTTAATCCTATCGTTCTCAAGCTCAACAGGAATAGCCTTAGTCTCCTGAGCAATCTTCTCGGCCCTGGCTGTAGATTCAGCCGCTTGACCGTTGAGAGCGTTAGTCTGAGACTGCTGGAACTGTAACTGTACTTGTTGTGCTGCTTGAGCCGCTTCCTGTGCTTGGGGATTAGGTTGTGACGCTTGTTGGATAACTTGAATCAGTTGCTCCCTATTGGAGATGTTCATGTTATCTATAATGGACTGTATTAAAACTGGATACAGAGGTGAGTCTGAACCCATAGTTTGTAACAGTTGTACCAATTGAGTTACTTCGTATTCCCTAGCAATAATCCCTAAAGAGGACACGACTTCAAACTTATAATCGTTAACAGGGTAGATTTCAGGTTCAAACTGCATATACCTGTGTGCTACTTTTGTTACGAATGGTATCAGAAAAGACTCTTGGAAGTTGATAAGAGTCCTTTTGTGTCTCTTAATAATCGCCCCAAGGGACATAGAAATCCCCGCAGCGGTAGCTTCACCGTTAATAGAGCCAGGTATTCCAGCAGAATCTATAGCTCCGGTAGCTGTTTGTACCATCTTTTGAAGTTGGTCAGCTTGAGCGAAGGTAATTTGAGAGACTTGTCCGAAGTTAAACGGCTGTAATACTTCTCTGGGGTCGCCATTAGTTAATAATATCTTACCAGGACGAACTTCTGGTTTTGCACCCCTTGGTAGACGGGTGGCATCCATAGCCATCATAGGGTGTACAGTTAATGCTAGGGCATCTATTCTGGCCCTTAATTCAGCATCTAGTGCTTTTTGTGAGTTATATCCTTTCTCACATACACCTCTACCCCAGAATCTTCCTGGAACTATATCCCAAGGAAAGGCTACGACAGGCCTATCGCCCATCATATAAGGGTTTCTTTCTACTTTAAGTAGAGTTCCACCGTTAGCAATAACAATAATACATTCAATGTAATGACCATCTTCCTCTTCAATCTCAAAGTCTTCTTCATCTTCTACGAGATATTTAGGAACTAGACCGTAGTATTTAGTAAGACGAACCTTATTGTCAGGCTGGTCAATTAACTCAGGGTCAGGGTCAAGGTCTGTATCGTTATAAGCTAGGGTGATGTCAACGTCCTTGTAAACACCACTTTCTTGTAGGAGTTCTACTTGGTGATACGGGACAAATTCATCAACAGCAACACCAATAGCCTCCTCAATAGAAGTCGCTACGGGGTCAATCAAGAAGTT